CTGCAGTCTGAGATACAGTACCTGTCAAGGTTGTGCGCGCAGCGTCTGTCATGAGAATGTACCCTGGACGCTTCATGAGAGAACGGAAACTCATTATAGAATCTCCCATACAGTATTGTGATGCCAAGTGCGAAACGTCAACAGAACCAGAGCCACCAATACATTGTGTATTGACGACACCTTCTTCAACACTTGCACCTTCAACACGTGTTACTGGACAATAAACCGTACGTAAATTCTCAGAATGATATTCATTGAACTGAGCGTCGGCGCACATCGCAACCTCTACCAATAGCGTAACATCACTGGCTACAGTATTCGGCGCTTTTAGGGCATCTAAAACAAAGAAATCCAAAAAGCCTATTGGTTGAGTATTATCAGCCCATGGGGCATTGGACGCAAAGGGCAGTATTATCTCAAACTCGGTCATCGAACTTATATCATAAATGGTCTTGCTAGCATACTGTTGCATATCTGCGTTCAAAGCTGTAGTGGTGGGCGGACTCAAACGGTAATCAAATGGCACGTATGTAACGAGCAATCTACCAGAGTGGAACTCTGTCTTCACAAGCTTTACTCTGAACTTCATGGACCCACGCCAAAAGCGGAACAAACCAGCAACAAAACTTGCTGGTGTGTGCTGCCTATATGTCAAAAGAGGAGCTGGCATAGTCTTGTTCCTATAATAGAAGGAAGGATTGATCGGAAAATGCGCGATATTGAAACCACTGAGTGCAGACGTACTCCAAGTGTATCTCGCATAGTAGGAATACCTAGAGACTATTGCTGCAAAGGCCATCTCATCGACAGGAGACCCAGCAAAACCAGGCAAATTCCCAACACTAGTATCTGTGTAATTGGTCAATGGCATTCCGAAAACGGGAGAGTCCATATTGCAAGCATATGGTGCACTAGTTAGAAGTCGCCTTTCCACTTTAGCGTTGTCAATCGGTCTGGACCAGCCAAAAACCCGAGCAACATCAGAAGCAACATCGAAAAAGAATGATGTAGGACCTGCAATGCTCGACAATATCGGTATCCTACCTAGAACTTTAC